CCGCTGAGGAGCGGGGGGTGCGCAGTGCACCACCATACTCACCGAAAAATATAAATTAATTTTTATATTTTTCACTACTCGAAGGAGCTTTCCTTGTTCATATCACACGGAACGACTAAGAAGCGTCAGCTTCGTGGTCCCACTCTTTATCTAAGTGATAAAAGGTGGTTCCGAGACAATCTCGCAACTTTGGAGAATGTCTTGGACTATGTAGTTCCGTGTTATGGGACTCAGTTAACTGAGTCGGATGGCAATAGATGGCCACTACCAAAAGGTAGTGACATCTCGGATTCTGGTTCGGAGTTTTACTCCATTAAGACTGAGATCCTCACACAGAAATTTCCGTGGGCGGAACTCAAGATTAAATGGGGCGCACCCTCGCGTACAGGTTGGACCCACGTTTTGCGTGGGAACTTCTTTGTCGCGAATGCGTTCCAAACCGTGTCCGGCAATCCCATGTCTGCAATGCATGAGCGAGTGCAACCTATAGTGGCAGACCTCTCCAGTTCTAGGAGTAGTCTAAACACAAAAGGTGCAATCGCAATTGCAGCTTGCAATCCAGGGAATGCAGTTGCACAGACTGCTTCTGCCGTGGGTGAACTTCTACAGGATGTGCCTAAACTTCCAGGCGTATCTCTGTGGAAATCGAGACTACGAGCAATCGAGTCTCTTGCCGCCGGAGCCGATGAATTTCTCAATATCGTCTTCGGTGTCAATCCCACTATCAGCGATATGATGTCGTTTGTAAAAGCGACTCATAAAGTTGATAAAGCTGTCAACCAGTTCATTCGTGATTCTGGTCGTACAGTTAGACGGAAGTATGTCTTTCCCAAGGAAAAGAGCGAAAGTGAAACTGTCGTTGCAGGCCGTTATTCTCCTGTAGGCGCAATTAATGGCCTAGGATCTAACGGACTGTACGCAGATGTTGCTTTCGCCCTGCCAGAGTACGAGACCGTGCGTAGACGAGTCGTTGAACGAGAAACTTGGTTCAGCGGAGCCTTTACCTATCATATCCCGGACTGGTACGAGACCGGTAACCGGGCAGATAGAATTAGACTCACGGCTAAGCTCCTTGGAGCCGAACCGGACTTGAATACTGCATGGCAGCTCGCACCCTGGAGCTGGGCCGTGGACTGGCTCGTGAATGCGAATTCTTTTGTCAAGAATCTGCAGTCACTTATCAGTTACGGCACGGTTCTGCGTTATGGGTACATCATGGAAACTACAACCGTGACGGACACCTATAGCGCAGGGAATCGGACCTACACACCCAGTGTAGCCGATGCGGTGGCGTTTAGTCCACCATATCCCGCCGTGCATCCTGTGACAGTCAGGACGACTGTCAAGAAAAGGATCCAGGCGAACCCCTTCGGGTTTGGCATTAGTTGGGATGGACTCTCGACCATCCAACAGGCCATAGTAGCGGCTCTTGGCATTACCAGAGTCGTACGGTAGGTACACTGCCCATCAACGTAAAGGAGCACGTCAATGTTCACTGACCCACTGACCCTCACTCCCGGTGCGGCTTTCGACGCTGGCGCCGTGACCCTTCCCCGCGTTTCTCAGCAGGGGAGTGTCTCGGTGTACCAGGCCGGACCGCTTACCGTGAATGCCGGGTCTCTCCTGAAGGTTACTGCTTCCCATCAATATGGGAGGCGTAACCGTCGGGTCCTTCGCTTGGATTACAGCGACAATGCCGGTTCTACCCTCATTTCGGGTACGACAGCACCGCGTAGCATGTCCTGCTACGTAGTGTTTGACGTTCCGAATGCTGGGCAGTTCACGACAGCGAATCAGCTGGCGCTCTTCAACGGCCTCAAGGGCACGTGGAGTGCGTCAACCGACGCCCTGATGACGAAGCTACTCGGCGGCGAAAGCTAGCCGAACTTCGCATCAGATAACCTCGGCGTTGCTGATTAGGAGTGCTACATTGGCTTAGGATCGTTTTCCTCTATTAGGAGGTTCGATGAAAAGCCTAATTGTGCTCTGGTCAAGTATCGCCAAAGAGACGGCGGTACGATGTTGCACTAGCGCCCACCACGACATAAAATATGTCGAGGAGCGGTCGAATTATGAAGGGTTATCGTTTCTTACGATAACCCTCCCTACCTTCGCAAAAGACTTTGAACTTTGTCTTGAACGAGGGTATGTGGACAAAACCGTTTTTCTAGCTTTTAGGAAAAACGGGCTGCTCCCCGCATTCTTGCGGGGTTACGCTTGTCTCGTCTTCGACCGTAGGACTGGCGTTCTACTCGACAAACCCAATATCGATGCGATTCGATCCATTCGACAACTGACGTTGTTGTTTGGAAAGATTCTACTCGATTGTGATGACCGCAGAGTATCAGCGGCCTTCACCGAGTTTGTTGAGTGTGAGCACGAAGTGAGAGAGAACCAGCACAAACCGGATTTTACTTCTTTCCGGCGTGTTAGAACTCTTCTTTTCGCGTCTTCATTTTCCCGCATGGATCGAGAGATCTATGACGGAAATTTGAAGCCGAAGCATGGCCCTGGTGCTACGGCTGATTCCCTTGTGGGAAATCAGAAGTATCACCAGCTTGAATGGCCTATGCGCCTTGAAGAATATTTCCCTTATGGGGAAATGGTTCTTCCCAATTGGTCCTTTTGGGAGCAATTGGAACAGGTTCACTTCGTCGAACCCGACATGGAGAGACCCGTTAAGGTTATCTCTGTGCCTAAAACGATGAAAACTCCACGAATTATCGCGGTAGAGCCAACTGCTATGCAATATGCACAGCAAGCGGTTCTCCGTGTGTTTCGTGAAGCTATCAAGCATACTTTGCTTGATGACTTCATCGGCCTAGACGACCAAACGCCAAACCAGCGTATGGCACGTCAGGGTTCACTTACGGGTGACCTCGCAACACTCGATCTGAGTGAAGCGTCCGATAGAGTTTCATCTGAGTGCGTTCACTCTCTACTTGCAGACCACCGTCATCTTCATGACGCTGTGTTTGCATGCAGGAGTACCCGTGCTCAGCTGCCTAGCGGAGAGGTTTTAACTCTCGCTAAGTTTGCGTCTATGGGTTCAGCCCTGTGCTTTCCAATGGAGGCGGCTGTGTTTCTAACAGCCATCTTCGTTGCGATTGAACAGGACTTAGGACGCCCGTTAACCCAACGTGACATTCAAAATTACGTTGGGAGGGTGCGTGTCTTTGGTGACGATATCATTGTCCCCAAAGACCATGTGCGTTCCGTGATTACTTGCCTTGAGTACTTCGGTCTCAAGGTGAATACACGCAAGTCTTTTTGGAACGGTTCGTTCCGAGAGTCTTGCGGGAGGGAGTACTATGACGGATCGGACGTTTCGATTGTCCGTGTCCGTCGTACCCTTCCCTCATCACGGAAGAGCGTTCAGGAGATCATTTCGACTGTATCACTCAGGAACCAGCTCTTTCTCGCTGGTTTTGAGTCTACGGTCGATCTTCTTGACAGTCGAATGCGTAAACTACTCACGCATTTTCCTGCTATTGAAGAGAGGTCTCCTGTGCTTGGCAGGCTCACTTATGACACTGTATTTCCTAGTGCAAAAGTGAAGAATTCCATCCCTATGGTTAAGGGGTGGATGATACGGCCTGTTATCCCGAAAAACGAGATATCAGACTGGCCTGCTTTGCGTAAGTGTTTATCCTCACTTGAGGATAGAAACACAGAGGTCGTGCCAACGTCCTCTGATCACTTACGTCGCTCTGGACGCCCCCGAGTCGTCGACATCAAACTCGGGTGGGGCCCCTTAGGATCATAGGTTGATTCCTATGCTTTAACTAAGGGAATACGCGCTTCTAAGCGTGTATTGGGGAGATTACCAAGAGGTAGGGATCTTTGTCCCTACAAGTCCACTTTGTCGCAGATTTCCGC